ATTGGAAAAAGATAATAAAATTAGTGTATGTATGAGAAATAACTCTATTTTAGACGATAATAGTTTAGAATGTGATCTTTATAATCCTAAAATGGTTTGGGATAAGGAATGGATTTATCCATTAAAAAAAGTTAATTTTGATGATATTGAAATTTGGGTTCCTAATAATATGGAAAAATTTATTACTCGAGAATTTAACAAAGATGCGTTAGATTCAGCAGTAGTAAATTATGGACATGCTTCGGTAGGTTGGATGATACCTAAAATTGATATTGATAAATCACATTTTGAAAATAAATTATCAACTTTACAGTACTGGGAAGAAATTAACCCTTTAAATATGGGGAAATTTAAAAAATCTTTTGTTCCGGGATTATTAAATCCATTACCATTACACTAATTATTACACTAATTAAAACTTCCAAAAATTTTAAATAACCAATAAAAGGGCCAAGATAAAACTGATAATACTATAGCAGCACTACCATTTTTATATTTTTTAGAAGTTGTTAACTTAATAGCACTAACTATAGTAATAATCCAAAATATTAACCATAATATGTAAAATACAAATATACTCGTAGATTCAACGTCCCAAGTTTCTGGGGCTGTATAAGACTCTCTATTTTTTCCAAATAGCAAATTCGTAGAAAAGGATTCAATCAACATAGATTATATTAATATTAAATATATTAAAAATAGTTAAATATTATAAAAATCATAAAAAGCACAAATAATAAAATTGAAAGATATAATAAAGTTGCAAGAATAGGAAATTGAGAAAAATTTCCCGATGTACCCATATATTCTCTTAATTTACATTCAGAATTAAGTAATTCCAATTCACTTTTATTAATCCAACTATCTTTTACGTTTCTTACTGTTGAACTAGAATGCGAAGCTATATTTAAAGGCGATAATGTAGTGAAACTACAAGTTTTATCTACAATAAAATCTTTTGGAAAAACACCAACATCACTATTATTTTTTGAATTTTCAAATACATAAGAGATTACGTCACAACCAGTTGTAAAAGGTACTTTTTTAGTGAAAATAGGATCATTTTTTGATCTAATCCTTTGATCAATCTCTTTGAATAAATCTAAAAAAAATGGATGTTTTTTAACTTTAGAATATATAACATAATTAGTTTTTTTACCTTTACCAAATAAAATAGGATTACTATATGAAAATAATAAATTTTTATCTGTTTTGTAATTTGATATTGGTTTAGTAAACGTTACATCTGTATCTGAATATAAACCTCCATGTATATAAATAAACATGTATCGTCCAATATCAGATCTTTGTATACCTTCTAACAAGTCCCAATATTCTCTAAAATTTGAAAATTCATCATACGAATTTAATAAATTTTTTAAATCTATGTCTGTCCATAACTTATAAGTATAACTAGGATGATGTTTAATTAATAATTTTTTATTTTCTTTACTAAACTCATCTAAATTTTCTGTTTTGGCAGTTTGATGTAATAATTCAATAACCATGTCAGTAATATCTACTAATATCAAACATTTTTTATTAATACAATTTAAAAATATAATTCACTTTATTATTAAAGTAATTATAGGATGGCGACTGTATTATCAGTCGAAAATTTAGGGGTTGTAGAAGATTATGTTTATGACCTTGAAACAGATGACGGTACATTTAGTACACAAGACGGATTAATTTTAAAAAATACTGATTCGTGTTATGTAAAATTTGACGTAGATAAATCTATATTTCCAGATGATGATACACATGCTTTTATGAAAGAACATTTTAGATTGGCAGAAGAATGTTCTAAAATGATTACAAGTAGTTTTAAACCTCCTATTGAACTTGAATTTGAAAAAGTTATGTCACCTTTTCTACTTTTTGCAAAAAAAAGATATGCATATTTGGAATGGACAGACCCTACTGTTTCTGATCATATTGATTATAAGGGTATTCAAATTGTTAGACGTGATAATTGCCAATATGTCAAAGATGTAAGTATTAGTATTTTAAATAAAATTATGCATGACAAAGATGTTGATGCAGCTAAAGAAATTGCAATTAGTGGAATTAAAGCATTACTAAATGACGAAGTTCCGATTAATAAACTAGTTATTTCTAAAAGTTTAAACAAGTATTATAAAAAAGATGGAGTACCAGTGTTATGGGATACAGCCGAAGTTTCATTTCCACACGTAAGACTAGCTCAAAAACTAATTAAGATTGATCCAATGGGTCATCCTAAACCACCCGATAGGGTTCCGTTTGTCTATATTCAAACTAAGGATAAGAAAGCTTTGCAGTGGGAAAGAGTCGCTCATCCAGAATATATGGGTAAAGAAAAAATTGATTCCCTTTATTATCTTGACAAACAATTAATTAGCCCCATAGATATGTTGTTTGAACTTTTAATTGACGACCCTACAACTCTGTATGCCGAAGAGAGGCAGAAAAAAATCAACTTAATTAACGGTTATGGTAAAACGATGGACGATTTCTTTGTAGTAAATAAGGACTGTAAACCAATGTCTACACAGAAAAAGAAAACAAAGAGTAAAGAAGAAAAGGATAAAGAAAAAGCTAGTCAGCAAAGTATTAACAGTTTCTTTACAGTTTCTTTACAGTTAAACAAAAATAACGTTTAATATTTGTATTTTTAATAAATATAATTAGTAAAAGGTATGAGTTCGGAAAATTATTTTAAAGGTTGGCCTACTAGTGGAGATTATGTACACGACCTAAACTGGGCATCCAAAGTAAGTATAGATTACCTAAGAAAACTAAAACAAACTAAAAAACTTGTTAGACCTTGTGTATTATTTGATGTAGATGAAACATTAGTATTTGGAGATCCTGAAGAGAAACTGGGTGTTAGAGAAATGGAACTAGGTGATCATTCTGGACAACCAGTATTTATTCTACCACCTAATCCTCAAATTGTTAAGATTGCCAAAGAAGCAAGAAATTTAGGATTTAAAGTTATTATTTTAACAGCTAGACCATCTACGTCTAAATTGGCAACTGTTACAAATTTAGATATGTTTGGGATTCCCTATGATAAGGTTTTTATGAACGATAAAGACGAAGATCCTGAATTTAAAATTAGGTTACGTAGACGTATATCGGAACAAAATTCTCTTTTGCTCACAATTGGAGATCAACCTTGTGATGTCATATTGCCAGGAAGATCGGGCATTCTTAAATTACCTGACCCAGATTCTAAGTGTTCTTACTTTTTACCTGGGTTATACTAAAATTTTTTTACTAAAATTTATAGTAAAGGTACTTTAAGATATAATACATTATTTTAATAAATGTCTAAAATGGAATCAACATCGGAGCCAGTTAATTTAAACGTAGGAAATGGGAAATATTTTGGCCCTGACGATGAACTACCCTTTAATGTACAACAAGAGTGTTTAAGCTTGGCTAAGAAGAACGTAGAATCTAATGGAGGTTTTGATTTAATTAAGAATTTAGAAAAGGATGACACAGATCTTCGTGAACCAGGACAAGAAATATCTTTGGTTAGTTTTATTGGACCCTATGATTCACTTAAAGCAAAGCATACAAACCTTATGTTTAATATTCGCGGTGTGTGTGATACTATAGACAGTACTAGGAAAAAATTAGCAGACATTGAAGAGATAACAAAAAAATATGATATTTACACTTTTGAGATGTATACTTGGATTGCTATTCCACCTAACCCAGATTTTATGAGAGATAATGATCTTCACGAAAAACATTTGAATAAGATTATAAGCGAACATAAGTTTAAACTAGAACTAGATTCTCAACTTTTTGAAGCTAGAAAAAGAATGATGAGTAGCAACCCAGATTTGAATAAAGAACAAATTGAACAAATTGAAGAAATTGAACAAATTAAGGGTGAAGAAATTGAACAGATTATTGAAGAAAAAATTGAAGAAAAAATTGAAGAAAAAATTGAAGAAAAAATTGAAGAAAAAATTGAAGAACAAGTTATTAAAAATTTAGAGAAAATAGATATCAAAGATTTTTCTGAACAAAATAATATAGCCGAAACTAGTTTCATGTCCAAGGAAAAGCTAGATCAATGTTCAGAAGAGGGTCTAGATTATACAGTCATTAGTATAGTTGGAGATGATAATCTTGGACGTGCACTGAAGATTAAAGGATTTTATGAAACCGAACAAGAGGCAAGAGACAAAACTAAAGAACTAAGTGAAATTGATTCAACTTTTGAGAATTATGTTATTGAAACATATAGATGGCTTAAGGCTGATATTAAACCTGACGATATTGAAGATCAGGTTTACGATAATGAAGAGTTAAACTTAATGACTAAAGAACAGAAAGCTCAGAAAAAGAAAGCAAACAAACATATTAAACAAAATCCCGTAATTGAGGACGACGTGTCTTCAAATGAAATATCTTCAACCGAAATATCTTCGAGTGAAGTGTCCGCGGCTAGTGTATTATCCGATTTGGAAAATGATTCAAACTTAATTTACAAAGCTTAAAATTCGTTTCGAAATTCGTTTCGAATTTATTTTTTACTAAACTTTTTATAAAATATCATAGGAATTATACAAGATAAAATAGCTAATATACCAGCAATTAAAATAACATAATATATATTATCTCCTTCCATAGTATTTAGATCTTTTGTGTCGGGAATTTCTATTTGTTCTTTTCCTTGATATTTTAAAATAGAATTTACAAATCTTAATTTTATTTCATCAGTATCTCCAAATTTATAAGATTGTGCAAAGAAAAATATAGCTATATCAATAGCCATAAGTATTACAAAAACAAATATAGAGTTGGGTATTATACCCCAATTATATTTACTAGATCTATACATAAATTTCTTTATATTTCGAACTTTACTTAAATTAATTTTTTTGTTTTCTACGTTATTTAAATGAACCCACGTAATAACTACAACAAGTAATATAATTATAATTTCCATAACTATAATACCTAATTTATAGTTGTTTAACCTTTCACCTGCTTCTTCTTGTGTTATTTTCAACCCTTCGCTAATTCCCGATATTATGGGGTATTTTCCTATGTATATTTGTTTTAAACTATTATCTATTGAAGAATTAAATGTCTTCTTAATAGGAATATAGTATAAACAAAGTTCAAATATAGTCATAGATAACCCAACAATTAATATAGCTATCAATCCCCTTAAAAAGGAATCATAACTAAATATATTTATAACTTCCTTTCTAAATAAAGGATTAGATAGGTTATAAAAAGAGTATAACAGGAATATTACTACTAGACTTATAATATAAAAAGAAATAAATATCATTAGACTTCCCTGTGGGTCTTCATTATTTATAATATTATTTATAATGTCCATTATTAACACAAAATATATAAATTCTTTTGAAATAAATAATATATCTTGCGTTAATAATATAAATACTAGAATGACGTATAAAAATGTTAAAAAAAATTTTATAAAAACTATGAAATCTATTCAAACTGTTTTTAGTCCTTTAAATCTTATATTAAATTTTACCAATATATTTTTCTTTGGTATTTTACTAGCTTTATGGTTTTGGTTTATAGGTTCTACTCAACTATACGAAGTATTAGATATTAAAGCATCTGAAATAATGAATGTTGTAGACAAAGATATAATACTAGAATCTTCTTTAAATGTATTTATTGATAATTATATTAACGATGAAGCTCAGATAAATAATACTAGGAATAATATGATTATAAGATATAAAGAAAATAAAAGTCAATTTTATAAAACATTAATAACAACTATAGTACTACTTTCTTCGTTTGGTATAATTATAGGTATATTTTTTCTTTTTATAAAATCTTATAAAACTAAAGATAAATTTTTGTCAGTTAAAGATAATGCATCTTCATTTATATTATTTTGGTTTATGATATTAATGTTTTCTACAGAAGTAATATTTTATTTTGTTGTTGTTAAAAATTTTCATTATATATCAACACCTAAAATAATAAACTATTTATTTAATGACACTGATAACGAATGATTAAACTCTTTTCTACTATTTGCATTTTCTATAAATTCTAAATCTGAAATAATTTTACGATCTCCGTATTTATAATTAAATAGATACTTTACCATTTCGATTAGTTTATCAGTTTCAAACTCCATCTTAAATATACTATTATCCAAAATATTAAATATATAAAAATTAACAGCTTCTGCACCCCTTTGGGGATCTGTATAAGCAGTACCCCTTTGGGGATCTGCAGAAGCAGTCCTTGTTGTTTTTAAATACAAATAAGCATACAATCCAACCTGAATAAAATGTTCCGGTTCAACTTTATTACACTTAAACTCCCAAACATTTATTACATTGTTTGAATTATTATCAACACAATTGTCAATACAATCTATATACCCATCAAGTCTATATCCAATTAGTTCGTCGCAGTTATAATAACTAACATTTTTTTCATATTCTGAATTTTTTGAAATATATTTGCCAAGTCTGGCTATACATGAATTTAAATCCTCTACAGTCAACCAATCATACTCTTTAATCTGAGTTAGTTTATAATTATATCCAGTTTTACTAGCACACCATTTATTACTAATTTTTAACAATTCACAAGTACTAATACTCGTAAATTTTTTTGATTTAGCAATTGTCATATTATTTGTCTTCAAGAATTCAAAATAACCCGGTATTGCAACCTCAGTTATCTCTTCTACGTTTTCGTACAAATCACCCTGTTTGGTTTTAATTGGAATACAAATATTTTTTTCTTTTTTCTGAACCTGGTCAATTACTAGGTATTTTAAAGCAGTTTCAATTACTTCACAAGGTAAAAATTTAACAACATCTTTTCAGTAACTTCTGTACTTCTTGCACTATTACCAATATTTGTTTCAGTAGGTATTTGTTTGATATAACCTTGAATATCGGCAATATAAGGAAGTTTTTCTAAATTTAAAAAAGGCATAAAACCATTATTTTTATTATGAATTAAAGTCAAATGCTCTTTAGCTCTAGTTGTTGCAACATAAAGTTCATTAGGACATAGATCAGGATCCGCATCTTTTTTATAATATTGGAAATATGTTTCGTCAAAACCAAATACTATAACAATTTTACGCTCCAATCCTTTAACCTGATGAAAAGTTGAAAACGCAATCTTATTTTTTAAAATATCTTCATCCAATTTCTCCTCGTCATTATTAGGAACGTGAACAGGAATACCTTTAGTAGATAAAAAATTTGCTAATGTTCTTACTGGACTTTTAGCACCTCTTACCGAAGGAGCTAAAATAAAAATATCTTCATGTTTATATCCCTTTGTAATATACATTTTAACTTCATCGTATACTTTACCACCATATTTAGTACAAAAACTATTACAGATTAAATATCTTACTTTCCCCCCATCTTTAATGCTATTCAAATTATTTTCGTTAAGCATTACTTCATTAACAAATTGAGCCATAGGTTTGGTAATTCTAAAACTTGTGCTTAGTTTTACGGACTCCCATTCAACTTTATTAAAGTTAAAAATTAATTTTGCGAAAACAATAAATCTTTCATCTGCCTTATTAAAAGCATAAATACTTTGTTTTTTATCACCCAATATACACATTTTAACATCGTCGCAAGAATTGTCATCGTAAATCTTACAAATAAGTGAATAGTACAAAGGTGTCATATCTTGAGATTCATCTAGAATAATATATTTATAATTAAATTTTTTTAGTTTTTTAACTCCTGTAGTAGTAATCTTAATTATACCCGAATCCGTAAAACAGGTACGAAGGTAATATTTAACACAAAAAGAGTGATAACTATGAACTTCTACATTTTTAATTCCCATTTCTTCCACCCTCTGTCTAGTTTCAAATTTAAGCTTCTTGTTATAAGTAATTAGTAAAATAGGAGATTCAGGATATTTTAGAGCAACGTGTAAAATAGTTGTTGTTTTACCACTACCCGCAACCGAATCCACCAAGACATTGTGAGTGTCCAGTAATTCGATTACTTTTTCCTGTTCGTCTGACAATTTAAATTCTGCCATTTTGATCTTTTATTATTTAATTATGTTTTATTCTTAAGTTTGTTGTTCCGTTTACCATTAAATTTAATAAATTTTTTGACCACCTGGTGCCCTTCCTCCTTGCATCTGTTGGACATCCTGTTGCCTCTGCTGTGTTATCGTATCCATATTTACTGAACCTTGGCTTGAAACTTGCTCATTTTTAAGTTGTTTATCCGCCTGTCCAGAATCAATACCCTTAGTTCCGTTTTCGGCACCAAGGAATGAAAAACTTTCTGTTCCCCCGACATCACCACCACCTTCATCTCCAATAAAAGAGAACCCCTCAGCTTCAAATCCACCACTGCTACTATAGGTTGGACTTGACTGTATTTCTCCGAAATTCTCTACGAATAAAAAACAATCTGAGCCCATTTTAATATTGCCGTCAACTAGGATTCCTGGAACTTTTGTAAGACCAGGTGGAAGTTTAGGTGTATTTTCTACAGAAACAACCTGTACCCTTTTAGACAATTCAGGTTTTTTCTGAATCTCTTGGATTAGGTCTCTTGAATGTTTGCATGATTGACTTATAAATATATAGATCGGTGATGGCGTTTGTTGTTCTGACATTTATTATGTAAATTATTTAATTATTTTATGTTTAACGCATTTAATTTATTAATATTAAAATATTTTATTATAATAAATGGGATTTCAAGAAGGTGTATGTGTTGCACTAATAACAGCAATTTTAGCAATCTGTTATTTTTCTCCTAATTATAAAGATTGTTTCGACAATATAGAATTCTTTGGAAATGAGAAAAAAAAGAACTATTACGGACCGTCCAACCAACTTAATGAACAAAGTCTTCAAGCCGGATATAACCAACAAATTTTAAAACAAAATACTTCAGCAAGAGATGCCGGAATTAAGAATTATGATGGAAGCATATCAAATGGTTATCAACATAGTATTGTAAGACCTAATGACTTTACAGGATATAAAAAAACAGCAGAAGATGGAACTAATTGTTCATGGCCTTGTTATGCAGGAAGTAAACACCAATCATGGTGTAACGAAACTAATGCTCAGGAATATTATGCAATGAGACCTTTAGTTACACCTAAGAATTATAATGGATGGTTAACAAATCTATTTAATCATATTGTTGTTCCAGGTAATAATGTTTCGAAAATATTAGATTCCAAATTAGTTCCTAAAATGTTTTGTTCCGACGGAAACCCTTTTAATGACATCGATACTAAAAAAGATATTATGAAATGGCTAATGATTAAAATTGCCGGAGGTGTAGATAAAATACCTCAAATGAAAAAAAATAGTTCGTGGGGTAAAGAAGAGTTTCATCATACAGATTCAGAATTGTATGCATTTACTACAGATAATGGAAAAGGAAGTGTTTATAAATTAATTTTTAATTTATATAATCCTTTACGTTCTACATCAACTTTAGTTGAAGCTGTTATATTAAGTCCAGACGATAAAGGATACATTTTAGCCAAAATGGATTTTATTAATAAAGGTGAATGGGATATTACAAACCCAGATCTTCCTGGTGTTATGAAAGGTTTTAATCTACCCAAACCTAATGGTGAATTAGCTATTGATAATAACAGTATAGGATTACCAAATTCAACGTTAATGGGATGGAATTACGGAAATACACTAAATATTCAAGAATTTAATGAATTTGGGTTTTACGAACATGGTAAAAATGTTGAAATTAAAGGAGGTGTACCCGAATCTCTAAAAACCGCCATAGCTAAACATAACGGACATATGCTATTACAATGTGATGTTCAAAAATTTACAGGAGTTGACTCTGAAAATAAAGTTGTAAGAAATAACGGTATTCCTAAATTGGTAAGAAATAATCCTTCACTTATTTATAAAAATGCTAGTTTTGGAGGACCCTCGCCAATTTATAATTAATAAAATATTAATTAAAATATTAATAGATTATATAATTAATGGTAAGAAGAAGAAGGTCTAATGTAAGATCGAATGTAAAAAGGTCAAGAAAAAGGTCGAATGTAAAAAGGTCAAGAAGAAGGTCTACTGTAAAACCGCAAAGAGCAAAGCGGTCAAGAAGAAGGTCGACCACAAAAGCCGGAAAAGGTTCACTAAATAAATTCTTTAATAAAATTTTTGTTATTAGTTTATTTGATAATTCTAAAAAATGGAACAAAGTATATAAACAGTTTAATAGCAGAGGTATTAAAGTAGAAAGGTTTGTAGCTTTAGACGGAAGATGTAAAGGAAATATTAATGATTGTCTTGATAAGAAGAAATCATTTGAACTATCCTATAACGTTACTATAGAAAATCCAACTTTTAAGATGAAATCTTTTAAAGACCTTAAATCTTTAATCCCAGCTTCTTCGTTAACAATAGGAACTGTATTGCTTTTAAGAGCTCAAGTAAGGAATAAATGGGAACACATGATGATTTGTGAAGATGATATAGTTTTAGGTAGAGATTTAGAAGAAAAATTTAAACAAGGAATTAAATATCTTCCAAAGGATTGGGATATTTTATATCTAGGATGTGGAGATTTATGCGGATCTGTAGGAGTAAGTTATGATAAATCCAAAAGTAATAAACATTTAAGTAGTTTGTCATCCTTTATAAATGACGATTTTTATGTAAGTCATAAAGATGACTTAAGAAGACCTTGTGATCCAAAAGATTGCGTTAAAATAGGACCTAATTTAACAAAAGCTTTCGAACCTGGAGGGTCTTGGTGTTATGCATATTCATTAAATGGCGCCAAGAAATTATTAAAACTTGTCGGTAATAATCTAGGTGAACACATCGATACTATTATTAAAGATAATGTTATCGAAGGGTATCTTAAAGCTTACGCTTTTGATCCACCTATTGTAATGCACGAAGATGGAGCTATTAGACCTAATACAAATATTCCTTGGGAATGGTAATAAAAAATTTTCAATTGTTTGAAAATTTCAATTGTTTGAAATTTAATATATTTGTATAGTATATAAATGATTCTTTTTTCATTTATTAGTTCTTTACTAGTATTTTATATGCCGGACATTTCAAAAGCTTTAGTTGTAGAATCCATTCATAAACCCTTACTTACAAATAATATGTATCCTGGATTTGTCTCAAAAAATTGTGTTGATAATGTAAGTAATTACGACGCGGTGCAAAGCAGCCGCAGCGGAGCGGTGTCGGGAAGCCCCAATGAAGGGGTAGATATTATAATGAATCCTTTAGCCTTTGAAGGTGACATTGCTGTCTACTATGAGGATATAAAGTCTCAATATTCGGTAGAACTTGCAGATAAATTAAAGAAATATGGACAAATTGTACAAGGTGTTAGACCTAATTCGCAAAGCGATAAAGATGACGATATTGAAGGTTTAGACATTTTGGTGAATAATAGATGGACAAAACGTGGAACTAACGGGAAAGTTTTAATACCATACCGATTTAATGAAGGAGGGTTTACAAACACTCATATGAACACAATACGTCAAGCAATGAATATGATAGAACAAACTGGTGTTGTACAATATATTCCTTGGGTAGAAGATGACGTAGATTACTTGTGGATTTATGGCGAACCTACTGGTGGTTGTTGGTCATATATTGGTAGAACTGGTGGTTGGCAGACTGTACATCTTCAGACTAATGGTTGTGTATATGTTGGTATTATAGCTCATGAATTAATGCATGCTCTTGGATTTTGGCATGAACATACTCGTGTAGACCGAGATGAATACGTAAGAATTAATACTGATAGAATAAAAAGTGGAACAAGTAACAACTTCCAAAAAAGATCAGAATCTGAGGCTAATGACTTGGGGTTTGGATATGATTATGGTAGTGTTATGCACTATTCAAAAACATCATTTAGTACTGGAGGAAACACTATTGATACAATAGATGAAAATGGATTAGTTACAAATCAGGCTGTAGGTCAGCGTAATGGACCAAGTTCAGTAGATCTTAGACAGATAACATTACTTTATATGTGTCCCAACTTTCCTAGAAATTCAGTACCAGACGGAAAAGATTTTTGTAATGACGAATGTCCATGCTGGGAAGGTAAGGGAGACTGTGATTCGGATATTCAATGTCAAGGTGATCTTGTATGTGAGTATGGAAACAGTGACAATGAAGTATGTCGCCAACTTAAAGACAGATGTTCAGTTAATAAACCATGTGCAGTCGGTTTAGAAGGTTGTGTTAATGATGATGGATGTATAAATAATTCAGTATGTATAGCGGGTGTATGTACAGCGGCTATAACACAATCACCTACGCAATCTCCTATTACACCACCACCAACTCTCAGATCACATCGTGGATGGAAAAAGAGAAGAAATAGATTAAATAAAGGTTAAAAGGTAAAACTAAAAGGTACTTAAAGAAAAAACATATAATATAAATGTAAAAAGGATGAGAGCAAATTAAGCGTTAATGCGTTCACAACAACTTTTTAAAATCCCTTTAAAGGGTAGGAACATTAATTACTGTAATAAAAGTTCCTATATAAATTGTATAAAGGTTTTACTCTCCTTTAGCTCAGTTGGTTAGAGCGTCCGACTGTTAATCGGAATGTCACAGGTTCAACTCCTGTAAGGAGAGTAAAACCTTTTACAAATTACATATTGTAATCATACGCGTATAGTGTAACGGTCAACACATGGCTCTTATGAAGCCTTAATCCGAGTTCAATTCTCGGTATGCGTATAATTACAATTGTAATAATAAGAAATTATAAAGTGTTTTGAATTGCAAAGAATACAATGTTAACAGCATTAATTGTTTTCTTTGGAGTTCATCTCCCCTTAGTCCGCTTGGCGCAATTGGACAGCGCGTATGACTTCTAATCATAAGGTTGTGAGTTCAAGTCTCACAGTGGATAATAAAGGTTCAAAAAATTAATTTATTAATTTTATGAATTAGTATTAATTACTCTCTTAATGAGTTTAAACTTGTAAAAAGATATTATACATCTTCCCATATAGTCTAGTGGTTAGGATGGCCGCCTTTCACGCGGCAGACTCGGGTTCAATTCCCGATATGGGAAGAGGTATAATTCGTAAAGTGATCGCTATGCGAATTCACGAAGTGATCGCTATGCGAATTCACGAAGTGATCGCTATGCGAATTCACGAAGTGATCGCTATGCGAATTCACGAAGTGAT